TTTCACGCACAAACATCCGCAAGGCTACATGCCCGCGATATGGTTCGCCATAACGTCAACGCCCGGCCGCGCATGGGGCTGTCATGTCTTGCTGGAGAACGGAGCGATCTATCGTAATCTTCCGCTTCATGCGCTATACTTCGGCTCTGATATACTCCCCAGCGAATGGTCTCTCAAACAATCTCAACGCTGGGATTGCTACGGATGGAATTTCGAAACCATCCAGTACACTTATCTGCGAGGTCAGCGTTGTATGGCAGATTGCGACGGCTTTATACACTACGGCGACTATCTCTTCACAGCCGCGCCCTTTGACGATGGCTTCAGCAACGATCCCGAGCAGAACAAAGAGTTCCTCTTTATCAAGCTCGACAACGGTCGCATCACGGCCCAGCCCACGAACAAAGTCATGATCCTCGACGATAGCTTTCATAAGAATACTGACTGGCCAACGGGCCTTAAAGTATCTAAAGAGATTTATTCTTGCGAATAACTATGCCCACTCCGCACATCCATTGCCTCACCTCGCTTAAGGTCGCCGGGACTGGTTCGTTTAGATTAGCAAGCGGTCAATTCCTTGGCGACTACGGAGCTAACCTGCAGAATCCAGACAAAGAAGCTCTCGATATTTACATAGCTCCTCCAAACCACACATTCGTCCAGTGTGACCAGAGCGGCGCCGAGGCTCTTATCGTCGCCAACCTTACGCGACCGGGCCGTTATAGAGAACTCTTCAACGTCGGCATCAAACCCCATACCTTCATCGCGCTTCATATCTTCTGTGAGCAGATGCAGAACGAATGGCCTCTCGCCGGTAAAAGTCCAAGCTATTGGAAATCTCTCAGCCCAACAGAACTCAAACAAGACAAAGATTGGAAACCTCTCGACAAAGCAATCAAATCCTCAGATAAAGAATACAAGATCGGCAAGATGGTCTGCCACGCTTCCTCCTATAGAATGCGTGAGCGGACCTTTCAGCTTCAGACTCTCAAACAAAGTCATGGCACTTTGACTTTATCTCTCCAAGAATGTAAAACATTCCTCGGCTTCTTCGCGTCACTGTTCCCAGAAATCATAGAATGGCAAGATGAAATTGAATTTCAAATTAGAACTAACCGTCAGCTCCGGAATCTGTTTGGATATCCGCGTAGGTTCGAGAGAACTATTACTGACTCTTATATCAGGGAAGGCATCTCATGGGTTCCTCAGTCCACCGTGGGATGCATCACACATATCGCGGTCAACCGTTACAACACTGAGCGGCCTAAGAATACACTCCCAGCTATTAACAATAAACATGACTCTTTTCTGGCGCTGGTTCCAGATGGGATTGTCACTGACACGGCGAAGCTCATGCAAGAATGCCTCGCAATATCGCTCACCGGCCGAGACGGAATAAACTTCACCATGAAATCTGAGGCCCAAGCCGGTAAGAACTGGGGCAAGTTCTCGAAAGAGAATCCACTTGGTATGAGAGACTTAGCCTAACAGTGGCCCAAGAAAAGCTCCCTCCGCTTTACCCAGTATGAGACAGACGAACGACCGAATAACCCAGATCACAAACGCGATCAGGGAAAAAGTAAAAGAGTGGCCGCCCAACCTGCCGCCGCCCTCGGTCGTTATTGTACATGAGACCCATCTTCCCAGCGAGTTCGATCCGAGCTTTGAGAAGCTAGAAGGTTTCGACGTAATAACCACACTACAAATCCGCAAGAACTCTGTAAGACTCGCATACTTGCATGAGCCTATATGAAGACTGGTGTTTGTACACAAAAGACGTACAAAGCCCGCAGCCGTTTGTCGATGCTGCTTTCTATTTCATGATCGGCGCCGCCCTTCAAAGGCGCGTCTGGTTCGGTGACCTTGACTTCCACGCAGTATTTCCGAATCAATACATCGCTTTCATCGGACCCGCTTCGGCGGGTAAATCTCTCATTACGAGTCCGATGAAAGAACTCCTCGAAATCCCCGCCGAGATCAAAACTCCAGAGAATGATCTCGCTGCCGAACTCCTCGGCGAAGATGCCTCAGACAACCGCAAAGGCGCACGGCAGCCTCTTATCTATATCGCTCCGAACAGCACCACGTTTGAGCAATTTACGCAAGAGACTTCTCGCGTTGCGTATTTACACCGCTACGTTGATTCAGAAAACAGACGCAAAGCCTATCATCACAGCTCCCTCGTATTCATCCTCGACGAACTAACCTCAATCTTTAAGAAAAATGCCGAACAACTTTCAGACTTTCTTCTCGAAGCTTATAACGGTGGAAGAAAGTACGTCCGAAAACTTAAGCATAGCGACACTGACTTCTGCACGAATATGTGCATCAGTCTCTTGGGCAACACAACGCTCGGAAAGTTCCAAAGTCTTCAGAATCAAGATATTCTCTCGGACGGTTTTATGGCTCGAACGATTATCGTTTACGGCGTTGAAAAGCGTTTCCATCTTTATTCTATTCCCCCGCTTAACGAGGAACAAAAAGCGGCTAAACTTCGCTTGCAGTCTTACATTAGGGAACTATCGAAACTATATGGCCCTTTGGTTCTAAACGACGAAGCTAAAGAATACATCCATCATCACTTCGAACTTCACCCAAACTTAGTACATACGAACAAACATCCAATGCTGGACGAATACTATGGCCGCAAGAATCTTCATCATCAGAAGATCCTGTTCGCCGTACACTTCGCGCGCACGTTGGATATGACCGTCACGAGAGAAGATGCAGAGAAAGCCACAGCGCATCTCGCCAATCTCGAAAAGGATATGCACATCCCATTCGTCGGCATGGGCCGCAATGAGAGTGCAAAGATCACAGAAGACATCTGGCGCTTTATCAAAACTTCACATAGATCTACAAAGAAATCTATCTTCGTTCGTTTCTATCAATCCCTTAAAACACCCGATGAACTCACTAGAGTCCTCGATGACCTCACCACAATGGATAGAATATGCCGTGTCAAAGAAAACAACATTGAATACTATGCAGCCAAATAAAGATACAGTCTCAGAAACCATTCAACAGCGCGGCCAAATCTATGGCGAGCCGCACCACAGCCATCGCAACATCGGCCTAAGTTGGACTGGCATTCTACAACAACACTACGGAATCACACTTCCGACAGCAATCCCACCGCACATCGTCGAGCTAATGATGGTTGCGTTCAAAGTTCAACGATCCACGCGAGTCTATCATCCTGATAACTACGTCGATCTTGCCGCCTATGCGCGCTTTGCCGAGCACGCTCAAGCAAAACCCGGCGAGCCTTTTGAGCAATAAATTTTAACAAAAAGAAAACCCGCTCTGCTTATTACAGGGCGGGTTTTTTATTTATCTAATTTTATCTCAAGCCACTCATTCCTTCTATCAAACTCTTCCGATATTTGTTTTCTTGTTCTCTCGTTAGATACCGCTTCAGCGTCTCAGCCCCAGCGCCTTCCTCTGCGCCTTCGACAAAGCTCAGATATCTCGCCGCTTTCATCGGCTGCCTTTCCAACGAAGGCATGATCTGATTCTGACTTGTCTTATACTTCCTAATCCGGCTCGCATAATCTTCTGGCGTCGTTGCTTCTTCCCTCGCCCTCGACACCAAAGAGAATGCCTCTTCGCCGGTCTTCTCCGTAATCTCGCCCCGCTCGAATTCCCTCTCGCTCAAGTTACTATAGTTCACAGCAAACGTGCCGCCCTTATTAGGCAAGCCCGTCAACTCATCAAACAACCGACGCTTACGCCGATCATCATATCGCAGGTTCTCATCCTCATCCAACCAATTCCTTGCCACGCGCAAAGCTTGCACATGACCTGTCAGTGAATCCTGCAGCAAAGCCTTCAGCACCAAGCCGAAGTCTTCACCATCATCAAGCGCTTTGCCCGCAGCCGCCGCACGCTTACTCACATCATAGATCGCATCAATCGCAGGCATGGTCGCAATGCCTTGTGATGCGCCACCAGCGTATGCATCAAGAGTCATCTTAACCAAATCTCCAGCGAATCCGAACGTGCCCATCTTCTGAGCCATCGACAGAAGTTTCTGCCCAAGAAGCTGTCCGCCATCAGCGCCAAGCTCACCTTGATTCTGCTGCATCCAGCTTTCGAGTTCCTTCCATGATATGTCTTTGCCCTCGCGGTTATTCAACCATTCTTGCACAGCCGAGATAGCGCCGCCACCCAGCACACCAATCAACATCTGTCCGATCAGAGGCTTCATGTTGCCTTGCAGCGCAGGCTGTATAGCATACTTAACGAACGAATCATACTGTCCAATGCTCCACTTGCTCCACGTCAGATAAGGCGCAGCGGCACCTTCGAGAACAGAGGCGGGAAGTTGTCGCATGTCATAAGAACCCTGCAACAAACGTCCAACCTGCGCCGCGAGATCAGCATCCGACCGCGTGCGCCAGTCTTTCGTAAGCGTATCCAACATCTGCGTGGCATTCTTATCGCCACTCAGCGCAAGCTTCTTGTTGATCCCAACGATAGTCTCGCCCCAGCCCTGCGCAATCACACGCGCAGCAGATTCAAGATCGTTGACGAATGTTGCTTTTGATAACACACGAGCAGCCTTATCCATGAAAGCCGTAGAGTCTTCAGCGATGCCCAACACCTGACGCATGTTCTCGGCAGCATCACGCTTATTCAAGCCCGACGCATAAGAACGCTCTTTCAACGCGGCCCAATCTCCAATGCGTTTAGTAAAATCAGCAAGTCCGCTCGCATATTCACTGCCTTGCAGATAAGCCAAACCCTTAAACATCGACGTGCCGATGTCGCCGACCTTCGAGACAGGTCCAATCGTAGACGCACTAACAAAACGCCCGAAGCTCTGCAATGCGCCGTCTGTACGCTGTGCAGGTGTTCCACGATACTCGCGCAGAACAGACTGCACGCTCGGCTCGTTGATAATCAGCGGCGTGCTTTGAAGAACATTCGCAGGAATAGGCTGATTGTTCAACATAGTCTTTGCACCCAAAGCAGCCATCGCTACAGGCGACGACTCGACATGCTGCTGATATGCAAAGTCCGTGGCCGAACGCCGCGTATAGTTATTCAGGATGTCGATGATATCATTACTGCGCCAGCTAGGCGGCAGCGGATAACCTTCAGGCTTACGCGCACCGGAGAACGGAATGCCGCTCTCGATGCCCGGCGGCTTCGAAGTAATCCCAACGCGCTCTTGGAACTTCTCATCTGCATATCTTTGCGCCTCAGCCAACGATGCGCCGTCGGCCTGCCGCAGCTGAGTGTTCCAGTTAATGAAATCAGCCTTGAGCTTATCCCATTCAGGCGATCCCTGCATCGTAGTTAAGATCCGCTCAACATCATCCGCTACGGAATGCAACGGAAAGTATGTCGGATTAGTGCCACGCGCTCGTTGACCGGCGGTATCGCGTACAGTAAAGCCTTGTGCGTTATAGTCGTTTACGATTGCCGGAAGATACTCATTACGGAGTTGATCATAAGCTGCGCGGATGTCACTCGCAGGAGTAGAACGCACGCCTGAATCAAACTCCCCCGCAAGATGATTAAACAA